AAGATATTATAAAGAGACCATAATTTGTATTATGTAAACTTCAACAACTTTTACCCCATTTGGATGTTGTAAAAAAGCTACAAGAGTACGATTTTACTCAACCCTTAACTCCTGAGCTACAGCAGATATTTCAATTGCGTTCAGAGGTCGAAAAAGACTTTGTGGACATTAAAGAAAAACGTGATTTTTCCTCTTATTCCCGTCGTGACGATAATGTCACGGAAAGGCTAAAAGTCAAAGAGGAAGTTACCGCCGCCCGTATTTCCTATCTTAAACGACATGGGGAGTAAATTCTTATGCTTCAGATGTGTTTCGCTGTCTATGACAAACAGGCCATGGCTTTTGGTCGGCCTTTCTTTTTTCCTACTCGCGGCATGGCAATCCGTACTTTTATGGACGAAGTTAACCGTCCAGATGAGAATTCTTTGATCTATAAGCATCCAGCTGATTTCGCTCTCTTTTATATTGGCGAGTTTAACGATTCGGATGGTTATTTCACGCCCAGTAAGAATCCAGAGCCGGTTGCCCAAGCGATTGATTTTCGTAATGACGTAAATTAGTAGAGTTATCCACAGGGCATGTCTACTACTAGCCCTGTGGGTAACTCGAACCACGGAGAACGGCATGTTTAGGAATAAATCAGTTTCAGTTCACCAGTTCGCAATGATTCCCCGCGCGGACATTCCTCGATCTTCCTTTCGTCGTCAGACGGCTCACAAGACGACGTTCGATTCCGGATACCTCGTACCGATTTATGTCGATGAAGTACTCCCCGGTGACACGTTTAATCTGCGGATGACTGCCTTTGCTCGGATGGCAACGCCTATATTTCCCATTATGGATAATCTCCATATGGAAACCTTTTTCTTCTTTGTCCCCAATCGTCTCGTTTGGGACAATTGGCAGAAATTCATGGGAGAACAAAAGAATCCAGGCGATTCTACCGATTATATTATTCCCCAACAGGTTTCTCCTATTGGTGGATACCCCCCATGCTCTCTTCAGGATTACATGGGTCTCCCCACTTCTGGTCAAGTTATTCCACCGCTCACTTATAGTCATTCGGCTCTTTGGCTTCGTGCCTATAATCTCATCTTTAATGAGTGGTTTCGTGATGAGAATTTAATCGATTCTGCCGTTGTTAATACTGATGATGGTCCGGACAATCCTGCTGATTATGTTCTTCGACGCCGCGGCAAGCGCCACGACTATTTCACATCTGCTTTGCCTTGGCCTTCTAAAGGCTCGGAAGTTGGCTTCGGTCTTATTGGCACTCAGGCACCTGTTCTTCCTGTTGGTTCTTGGCCTAATCTTACTCAGACCGGTGCAATCGGTTCGATTCAGACTAACGCGACTGGCTCCTATGTGTCCAATGTTACCGCGCCGTCTGCAACTCTTCCTAATTATCTTCAAGGGTCGTCTGGCGTTCTTCCCGGCGGTTCTTCCGCCGTTCGTGTTAACACTAATATTTCTGTACCTACTTCTCCCCTTGCAGGTGCTCTCTATGCCGATTTGAATATCGCGACTCAACTTACCATTAACCAGCTTCGAACCTCATTTCAAGTTCAAAAGCTTCTTGAGAGAGACGCTCGAGGTGGTACACGATACACAGAAATACTCAGATCGCACTTTGGCGTTACTTCTCCAGATGCTCGACTGCAGCGACCAGAGTATCTTGGCGGCGGTTCTACTCCGATCTCAATTAGTCCGATTGCTCAGACTTCTGCGACAGGACTGCAGGGCACGACTTCTCCACAGGGAAATCTCGCTGCCATGGGAACCGCGATTTCTCGGACACACGGATTCTCTCAGAGTTTCGTTGAGCACGGATTGATCATTGGACTCGTCAATGTTCGTGCCGATCTCACTTATCAGCAAGGTCTTCATCGGATGTGGTCTCGTCGAACCCGATTCGACTTTTATTTTCCGGCTTTTGCTAATCTGGGCGAGCAAGCTATTCTTAATCGGGAAATTTACTGTACTGGGCAGACACAGGACACCGACGTTTTTGGCTATCAAGAACGATGGGCAGAGTACCGCTATAAGCCCTCCATGATCACTGGAATGTTCAAGTCGACTACTGTTGGGACTATGGACGCTTGGCACCTCGCCCAACGATTCGGCTCCCGTCCTACTCTTAACCAGACTTTTATTGAGGATTTTCCTCCGGTCGCCCGTGTTGTTGCTGCTGGCTCTCAGGCTAATAATCAGCAATTTATCTTTGATTCGTTCTTCGACATTCGTACTGCTAGGCCTATGCCAATGTATTCCGTACCCGGATTGATTGATCATTTCTGAGGAGAAGAGTCATGTCTGAATGGGCTGCTGCTGCTGGTGTTTTGGACACCGCGGTCAACGCGTGGTCTCAGCACGACGCTAATCGCCAAAATCGTGCGATGGCGAAAGATCAGATGGCATTTCAGGAGAGAATGTCTAATACTTCTTATCAGCGATCTGTTGCCGATTTACAGGCCGCTGGCCTTAATCCTGCACTCGCTTACGCTCAGGGCGGTGCGTCTACCCCTCAAGGCGCGATGGCTCAAGTTCAGCCGATACGTTCAAATGTATCGTCAGCATTCGAAAACATGGTGAACCAAGCGACCGTCCAGAACCTTAAGGAACAAAATAAGAATCTACAGGAGCAGAATCTGAACACTGCCGCCGATACTCAATTAAAGAATGATCAGCGTGCTTTGATAGCTGCTCAAGTTGATCACTCTGTCGCGTCGGCTGCACAAGCTCGTGCTCAGACTGACGCGATTGCTTACACGGTCAATGAAACCCTCGCGAAGACGGCTCACTATAAGTCTCTTGACGAGCAGGTACAGGCTCAGACTCGGATTATTTGGCAGAATGAAAAGCTGAATGTCTCCGAGAAGCTGGCGGCTATTGATTTGGCGCGTGCTCAAGCTATGAGCGCTCATGAGTCATCTCGTTATCACGGTCGTCAGGCTGATCAGCGTGTTGTCGGTGGTGGTGTCGGCGGTGCTTTATATAACACCACTCACGCTGTTGCCCAAGACATGATTAGTTTTGGAAGATATGGTGTGAGGCAGGGCTATAAGTTAGGTCGATTTGCGTCAGATAAGATTAATCTCGGTTCTGGTGCTGTTCGTCGATTTTTCCGTTTGGGTAGGAAATTAGGAGAGTGAAATGAATTTACGTGCTTACGGCAATTATGATACCGATAAGGTATCAGAAGAGACTGCTCTGTTTTGTCTTGATGAGACGATGGCTCAGCAGAACTTTAAAGACGATGCTGACATCAATGTGATCATGCGTCGATTCGGCCAAGGTCAGGATGTGCCTCAGGGCTTTGTAGCGCCCACGTACGGCGACTTTGACACTATATCTGACTACCGGGAAGCCCTCGATGCTGTTCGTAGCGCTGGGGAGGCTTTTATGGAGCTACCAGCCGATCTACGTGCCCGCTTCCACAATGACCCAGGTGTTATGGTCGATTTCGTCTCCGCCGATGAGAATCGTGCGGAGGCGGAAAAATTAGGGTTGTTACAACCCGCGGACAGTTCTATACTTGATGTAACTGTCCCAGGTGACACCGCTGTCACCGTACCCCCTTCCTCTGTTTTGCAAGGAGATCGGTCATGAGACGCCGGCGATTAAATAAACGTAAATCCGCGAGGACTTTTAGGAAACACAGCCGTAGGACGAAAGCTGCCAATGTTTCTGCTCCCATGCGTGGCGGCTGGAGGCTTTGACGTGCCCTGTTATTCACCCGTACAGGCCTTCCGCCAGCGCGGAGGGTCTGTGACGTTCTATGATAAAGGCGCCGGTGAGCCTTTTCAGATTCCTTGTCGCCAATGCATAGGTTGTCGTCTTGAGCGGTCGCGTCAATGGGCAATGAGGTGTATGAACGAGGCTTCTCTTTATGATAATAATTCTTTTGTCACGCTCACGTATTCTGATGAGAATCTGCCTCTTTATGGCTCTCTTAAGTACGATGATTTTCAACGATTCATGAAACGTCTTCGAAAGCGATTTTCCCCTCGGCGAATTTCTTTTTACATGTGTGGAGAGTACGGTGAAGAACGTAATCGCCCTCATTATCACGCTTGCCTTTTTAATTGTCACTTTCCCGATCGGTTATATTCTCGTAAGAGTTCTAGTGGCGAAAGACTCTATCAATCCGATATTCTTTCAGGCCTCTGGAATCTTGGCGAAACTTATTTCGGCGATGTTACTTTTCGTAGTGCTGCTTATGTTGCTCGATATTGTATGAAAAAAGTAACGGGCTCAAAAGCCGATGACTATTATTCTAAAGTTGATCTTAGTACTGGTGAAATTGTTAAAGTCGTTCCCGAATTTGCTCATATGTCTCTCCGCCCTGCTATAGGAAAACAGTGGATTAATCGTTATTTGTCAGACGTTTATCCCCATGACTATACCATTGTGAATAGTAAAAAATGCAAACCGGCTAAATATTACGATTCCCAATTTGTATTATGTAAACTAATAAGGTAAAATGTGCATATACGTGTACGTGTTTGAGCGATCTCCAAAAAAAAACGCATTATTGCTTCCGCGCCCGTGGGTGCGCGGCGTCATAGACTTGGGCGAGGTGCTGAAAATCAAGGTGGGTGTAGACCTGTGTGGATCGGATACTGGCATGTCCAAGTAGTTCCTGAACCGCACGCAGGTCACCAGAGGCTTGCAGCAGATGGCTGGCGAAGCTGTGGCGGAACATGTGCGGGTGGACATGCACGCCCAACCCGCTTGCCTGCACCCATCGCCGTAACCGTCCCCGGATCGCACCCGCGCTCATGCGCCGACCGTTGCGGGTGATGAAGAGTGCGCGTTCATCTCCGACAACAGGCAGTTGCGCGCGCGTGTCCATCCATTTTCGTAACGCCGCCAGCGCAGGTTCGCCAACGGGAACCGTCCTCACGCGGCCGCGCTTGCCAAGTACCGTCACCATGCCTTCTGCGAAATCCACCCAACCGTTGCGGCTGCCGCTGTCCAGTTCCAGCCCGGACAGTTCCCCAAGGCGCAGCCCCGAGGAATAGAACAGTTCAAACATGGCGCAATCACGAATTTCCAGCGTCGCCCCCCCCTCTTCCGGCTCCGCATCGAGTAACGCCTTGGCCTGATCCTGGGACAATGCTTTGGGCAGCATGGTGGGCGACTTGGGCGGGCGAATGCTTTCAACGGGGTTGGCGCGCGCACCCTGGTTACGGATCAGCCAGCGGTAAAGGCCGCGCCAGGCGGAAAGCGTCCGCGCTATCGAGCGTCCGGAAAGCCCCTGCCCGTGCAGGCGTGCAACGAAGCGGCGGATGTCGGTGGCTTCCAGTGTCTGCGGTGCGCGATCACCAGCCAGTTCGGCCAGGCGCAGCAGGTCGCGCCGGTAGCTTTCCAGGGTCAAGGATGCTGCCCGTCGCTGTGTTGCCAGCCAAGCCAGGTAATCCCCGGCCCATGACGGAAGGGCAACGTCTGCAACCACGATCAGGGGGTTCCCGTCAGCAGTGCTGCCGAGGTCAACGCGCCGATGCGTTCGAGGTATAACGTACCCATCTCGCTGTAGAAACGTTCTGGCTCCTCGCTGCCGAGCGCAAGCAGCCCCGCTACCCGGTTTCCCTTCCACAGCGGTGCCAAAGCTACCGAACGGATGTGCGAAGCCATTTCGCCGAACCAGTCGAGAGCATCCATATTGACCGAAGCGCCGCAATAGGGTCGGGACATCTCATCGGCGAACTTGCGTATATTCTCGCTCACCGGCTGGAATTCTTCCCCTTCTCGCTCTTCCGGGGCATCCCAGATACGCAAAGCCACATGCGGGACGGCGAAATCGTCCTGCATACTGGCGAAAAGCGCGCGGCGCTTGCTGTCGTAGCCCTCCGCGATGAGAAGCGAGGTGGCGAGGCGATGCACTTTTTCCCCGATCACGTCGTTTTGTTCGCCAAACCGGATCAGTTCAGCGAGCCTTTGTTCAAGTTGCTG